ATTAAGGATTACAAATTGAATCCAGTGATTTCAACATCAACATTTGTAGGTGTACCTGTACCCCCACTCATAGTGTATGTTGCCTTGGCATAAGCAGTATCCTTCACACGCCAACAATACGTTAGGGTGTAAAGTGCTGTGGTAGCTGTAGTATAGTGAGCGTAATCACTTTGGAAAACGTTAACTACAGTTAACCCAGACTCGAATGAGACACTTGGTGTCCAGCCAGAAAGACTAGTTCCATACCATATTATTGTCACTTGTACAACTTCTCCTCCATAATTTGACAAATCTATGGTGTCATATCCTCCTCCTGCTGCCGATACTTTAACAGGTAAACCCTGTGGTTTGGTTTGAATAGCACACAAAACTTCCGTAGACGTCCATGGCCCATTAGCAATTAATGTTCCAATCTTAGGAATGCCACGACAAGGTTTATAAAATGTTATGTCGTAACTAACCCAAAGTTCTCCCACGTTCGAGGAAGCTTGTGCGCCAGCTGTAGCTACTTGGAAGTTTCCAAGATTGAACAACGCAGGGTCATTTGCAGATTCACCTCCATGATCAACATATAATGTATCAATAGGTCTAGAGCTTGGATCACATTCAATGGCATGGGCCATGTCCTCAGACGGTGGACCACTGTCACTGAAATATGAAGCCAGCATAGCCTGTTTCGATGAATAACTATCCTCTGACACGTCATAGTTCGTAGCCATAATTACAGTACCTAACGCAGTATTGGTGCTGCCAATAGCATTTGCTGATGTGCTATTATAGAAGAACATCATGCCATTAACTTTATATTGTTGATAACCAGCTGCCACTGTCGACAACCAGGGAAACAATATATTGTTGCCAGGATTAATATTATACGTTGTTGAACCAAAAGTTGTGGAACTAATGATATCTCCCACGTATTCCCTATTCTTCACACGAAATGAAGAATTCCTCTTACCAAATTGGGGTGCTTGCGTGAGCGTATTAGATTTGATAACATAATCCCCAAAACCTAAAATCTTAGAGATTCCGCCACCAATTTTTCTCCCGTACTCACCACCAATCCCGGGGGCAACAAAATTACCTGCCATGGACCCACCAGCTCTCAAACCGTTAGCTACGGCTTTACGAACCAACGGCCCCAAAGCAGAGTTAATGTCATCAAAAGTACTGTTTTTCTTTGCTTTCACTTTGTTTTGTTTCTTTTTCTGATTTCCTTTACCTTTCTTAGCCATGTTATATAAATGTTTTACACTCGGGCCCACTGACAATTTATTATGGATTGTCAGGTTGTGCAACACATGCAAAATTATGGATAAGGGCAAAGGCATTTTGAACAACAACACGTGCATAACAACGTTATAAGGTGTTTTGTAAACAATACTTTCAAATCCTCCAATAATAAGCACAGCCATCCAACCCAAGAGAAATTTAACCAGTTCTTCGAGAACAGGAATGAATACCTGCTCCTTAAGTTGGATTTTCCTCTTGCGTTTCAATAGCTGTGTATTACCTTCCTCACCCCAATCTACGTCACATATCTGTGATGTGACGCTATTACACATATTGATTGGGATATCATAAGATGGTAACTCAAATTGATTGAGCTCGTGAATATGAACTGAGTAACGTTTGGCATAATATTCCAAAGTGTCACCATTCATTTTGTGGAATTTAATATTTCGCAATGAATACTCACTGTATACCCCACTACCTTTAATTAAAAAGGGTCTGAGTTCCTTAAGTATGGGAGCAAAACATATGTCTTTCCAACAACCAGTCACGATGCCCTGAAGTTGTTCAACCATTTGGTTAAAGGTGTAATTTGTTTTCTTACACCAGAAGGTTTTAACCAAATATCTACCTATCTTTGGCCCCATGGTATACCCTCCATCCACAGGAACAAGGAGCTTGCTACAGAATTCAACATCATGCTTACTGCAAAGGGAAGACTTATCCTGCAATCCTAACTTGGTGAATTCATTCTTATTTAAAAGAAACGTTGATTCACAATCAAGCAACGCTACAGAGTCATCACCCTTAGCCAACAACTTGACAAGTCTATCACCATAAACAGTATATTGTATGATCCATGCTAACAAGGAATTGCTCAACAATGTGTCACCACGCCCTGAAAACCTAAATCCACCAGCATGGAATTTTATTCCAACTGCAGTGGTAACCATAACTTCATCAAGATCAGCGTACAACAAATTAAGTACATCCTCGTCAACACCACACATCCTATACACTTCCAAGACTGCCTCAACCAATACACTAGTTTGTGTACTATCATATGAGCTAAAATCATTCTGAACAACAGGATTGTGGGTAGTAGCAAAGTTGTTCTGAGAAACTCTATTGAGTGCCTTGGGATCAAACATGCTACATAGGAATTCTGCGACATCTTCCGCAGAAGATTCAAAAGGTAGAAAAACTTCTGAGTCTTTACCACACTCTAACGCAAATAAATGCGTCAGTGGTATGATCCATCTTCCCACCATAAAGTTTGTCCACACGTCGGTGGCAGAAATGCACCGAGCTGGTTTCGAATCATTTTTCATAGCTTCGAATTTGATAAAAACTTTAGTGTCATTTAGTCCTCTTGAACTGCACATTTTTGAAAATCTGTGCATTTCCCTCTGGTAAGCTTTTTGTTTGCTGGAAGGAAATCGTGACAACCATTCTCCGAACTCTAGTGGCAGCAAATTGCCATTAATGCGTTTACATATTTCCAATAGAGTTGGCGGCAAGATAATAGGTTTGTGGTCATTATGGACTTTCACCACATTCAACATACGTCGAGTTATAGCACAATAAACATTGTGGTAACAAACCCGAGGAAATGCTGGTATATGATCGTCCATATAGATCATAGGATACGCTCGAACTTTAGGTCGACAGGTCATTTCCCTCTTAAATTTAGGGAAATAGTCACATTTATTCTTGTCAACTTTAACATACGCATCATCAATACAATAATCGATAGCTGACAAAAAATTTAATGCTTCAACTTGTCTACCCATCATCCAACAAAACACAAATACATAAATCGTTGTACTTGGTACTGAAAGGAATGATGTGAGCATGATAATTCCTGATATTAACCAAAAATGATCACGCAATAACTCAATATACCACCTAGAATTACTTGTTAAAGTGGTGAGAGTGTTATTGAGTTCCTGAATAGCAACTTCAGACTTCTTACTAATCTTCACGTTCGAGTTAATTCCTTGTATATTTTCATTGAACCACTTGTATGCATAAAGCCTAGCAAATGCAACATCCATGTT